TAAGAGCTGACCTTATGTTCTCCATTGGCTCTTTAAGTTTCTTTAATTGGTCTTGAAGTTTATTCTCATTCTTTTGTAATCTTAATGATAATTCAGCTAAATCTTTAATAGCTCTCTTACCTTCTTCTTCTTTAGATTGTCTAACAGCTTTATCTCTTTCATCTCTAATAACTTGTGCAAGAGCTCTCTGTTCTATACCTTCTCTCACTCTAATATAATTAGCCAAGTTTTCTTTTGAACCAAACCCTGCTTTATCATTTACAGTAAACCCATAAGTTTCTCTTGGGTCTTTATGTAAATATAATAAGGAACATTGTTTATCATTTAGTGTCTTATTTTTGGTGTAGTAACGAATAAAGTTTGGCTTCCCTTTATAAGTTTTAAACACCATCTCTCTTACACCAAGTTTCTTTCTCTTATCTTTAGGTATGATTATCTTTATTGGATAGATAACCTTATCAAAGAGTTCACTTGCTTCTTTAAATGCGTTTACTTCTTTTTCTATTGATGCAACTTCAAATGTTCTGGTGTCTAACCCTAAAGGTCTATTAAGTTTAACTAGAGGTTTATCTTTGTAGTATGTAGCTTGAATAAACTTACTAACCTTCTTTGGTAATTTGTTTATACTCTTTTTCATGTGAAACTTTTATTCAACCTTCTCCAATGTCTTTGCTATCTCTTTCTTTAAATAAGGTATTCGTTCTTCTACTGTCTCTGGTAGAAATACAGTGATGTCTCTACCTGTTAGTTTACAAAGAGTATTAAGTATATCTTCTAGCTTCTGTTGAGTTCTCATCTGTGTAACTTTAAGTTCGTTATCCATTCAAGTTCAATTATTCTTGTTCAAATCCTATCTTCTTTAACTCTATAATTGCTTGTGGGTCTGTAGTTTCACAGTCCATAGAAATGATACCATTCTGATTATCAAGCACATTCACATTTAGTTTCTTCATAGCTTTTATGTCTGCAATTATGCCTTCTGCTGAAACCATCATGTTATCTAATGTTGTTTGTTCGTCTAATTCAAACATGTCTCTAGGTTTGTATCTGATTGTAAATAAACTCATGTATCTCCTTTAGTTAGTTAATGTATTATTAGATTAACATGTTTAACTAATTAACCAATAGAACATTTATAGATACTTAAAGTTTAAATACAGATAATGAGAAGCAGTGAACGAATTATTTTTAAAGTAAAAAATCCATAAAAATTCTCAAAAGAAATAAAAAATATAAGTAAAATCAACAGCAGTAGTTCCGAAGTCTACTGCAATGTATTGTCATAGTTATCTTATTTGCTAGAAAAAAAGTATACGTCTACGATAGGTGGTAGTGGCATACATTTATTTTAGGAGTGGTATGGGGAAAAATAAAATCCTGTGTATATACGTGAGGTAGTCAGATTTTTGCTTAAAATTATTCTGACTTGATAAAACCAAACTTATCAAACATTGAGTAATCTACAGCATACTCAAGGAACTCTGGAGTGTGCTTTAAAATAAACTCTCTACCCATTACAGCTAGTTCAAGTTTACCTTTATGCTTAACCACAGGCATCTCTGTGCCATTGGTGGCTATAATAAAGTCTGTTATTAGCTTACCTACTTTTTTATCTGTTTTAAAATCTTTAAATACTGACTTTAAGTATATTGTTTTTTGTTGGTTCATAATTCTCCTAACTTTATTTTCTATAAGTAAATTATTAGTAAATGTTGTTGGTTGTCTCTTATATCTACATAAAGGATTAACTATAATTAATCATAGTAGTATCCTAATAGTGGCACTTAATCAGAAATCATCAAAAACAAGTCTATAATTAGCTCTAATAATTACTGATTATTCTAATAATGGCACCTTATTGATTTTCTTACTTTTATGTCTTTTCTTGTCTCTCCAAGAGGGCAACCTAACCCAATTATCCACCATATATATTTTGAATTGGGAAACCTTAAGGTTAGGTCTAAACAAAGTTCTTTGTCTATAAAGGGTACTTTAATCAGTATCACCTTCTAATAGGGGTACTAATCAAAAGCTCTAAATAAAGTTCTTTGTCTATAAGGGGTACTTTAATCGATAATATCTTATAATAAGGGTATTAACTAAATAAAGTATACATAACATACCATATTATGATAAGCACAGGTACAATACACAAGATAAAAACATATATTGTGACTAAAATATTTCTGTTATGATTAAAGTAATGAAAAAAAAAATTAGCTATTTTGCTTTATTAACTTTTTCATTTTCTTCAGTTTTTTCAAATTTTCTTAAATTTATTAAAATAAGCTCCGTGCCTTTTTTGCTCTGCATTCCATTATCTTATCTTCAAACTTATATTGTCTTACAGACCCCGTTAAACAAAATTATTGGCATGTTTATTATGGCAACTGGACTCTTTACGCTTCCAATATTTTTTGCTTTTTTAACAAATTGGCATAGATATATTATTTTTGATGGTAAAAAACCTTGGAAATTTAAACTTATTGAGTTTTCAAATAATACTTTAAAATTTACTAAAGCAACAATATTAATTTTTTTATTAATTTCTATTCCATACTTTGCATCAATTTTATTATCTTTTTATCTTGGGTTAAAATTTAACTTTGGTCTTTATATAATTATAATTCAGTGGGGCTTAATGTTTTTGTTTTTATATCTATATTCTAAACTTGCCCTTATATTTCCAGCAGCTGCAGCTGGGCATAGTATTTCACTAAAAAGAATATTCAATTTAAGTAAAGGATACTTTTGGAAAATTTTAGGTGGCTTTTTAACATTTTCTTTAATATTTGTTATTCCATCAATAATAATTGCCAAAATTATTGGCACCTCTTTTATCGGCTCTATTTACTTGAACCTTTTTTTATTTATTATTATTTTTATATTTCTCGCTATGAATGCTTCTTGGCTTTCAAAAATTTATAGAGATATAAATTCTTAAATGTTGTCAATATTTTAACACAAAAATCTTTCTGGTTATTCGTTAAAGACATAAAACAAAGTTCTTTGTCTATAAGGGGTACTTTAATCAAAAAGGGTCAAAAACAAGCACTTATAGTTTAATCCAATTATTTTCTTTAACATCGCTTCCAAAGTATTTATTCAGCTCTAAATCCATTAATTCTTCTTTTCTAGACATCATTGATAACTCTTGGTCTTTAACTAAATGTTGCACCCAATAATGACAAGCAATCTGTAAACAATCAATTCTGTCATCATGTGATAATGAATGTACTTCTTTTTGTAGTCTACTTATCTGATAAAATAATTGGTATCTAATAGCAGTTTCATTTGCGTACATGGAGTTAGTTCCATTATAATCTTCGATAATAACTTTCTTATCTACAATAATTCTATGCTGTGAAATAAGAGGTTCTAGAGTGTCTAGTATTCGTCTATGTTTATTAGTCTGCTGTCGAATCATTTCAGTCGTACATGGATATTGTTTAATTAAATAAGGTTTAAGTAATGCTTCAAACATTCCTAATCCAAAATTTTCTTCAATTAATATTTTCTTAACTTTATGATTTTTTGCTACTTCAACTAATTTAGATAATGTGTGTTCTGAATAACCTGCATTGAAACCACCAATTTCTACTAGATAAATATTTCCATTTAAGAATTTAGTTACACAGTATGCAGTTTCATCTTTTCCTTTCCCACTGGGGTCGATTGCCATTACACAACCAGTGTAAGGTATCCAGTCCCCCTGAATTTGCATTGGTCTATAATAACCATCTCCTTGTAATCCTACGTTAGGAAGGTCTTGGTGTTGCAATTCAGGGCTAGATGCCCAGATAACTTTTTCAGGTGCAGTGTCAGGATTGAGTGTCATTACTGCTAAGTCTGATAGTTTTAATGGGAATTTGTTTAAGTCGTTTAAAGTTGTATCTAATTGATACTGCATGTTAAAACCTAAACGACCATAAGATGCTTCTCTTTCAAGCAAATCTTTTTCATCAAATCTTGTTGGGTCTGTAGGTTTACCAATTTGCTCTACTTCCCAAGTGTTAGCAATAATAGGAGCTAAATTTTTTCCATAAGATTTTAATTGTACTTCTGAAGGGTATCTAGCAGTCCAATATCTTATCTTATAACCTCTCTCTTGAAGTTTATTATATATAGAATTTTGTACCTGTGGAGTTCCAAGAAAAACAATTTTTGAAGTATCTGGTTTAATGATTGCTTCAAATTCTTTTATACTTTCACTTAACTTATCTCTCATAAACTGGGTTTGAGTATTGCCTGAAGTTTCTACATCATCGGCAACTACAAGGTCTGCTCTAGAGCCTGTAAGCTGACTAGTTATACCTAATGACTTAACACTTGGTTGTTGTGAAGCATTAGCTGTTCCTACATCAAAAGAAATCTTACTTTGCCTTTGGTCTGATTTTGGATACAGGTGTTGTAATATTGGGATTTCTGAAAGTAATCTTAAACAAAATGTACTGAAATCATCAGCTCTATTTTTAGAAGCTGAAACAACTAGAATATTAATATTAGGGTCTAGGTATAATCTCCACAAAACGTAAATTGCAGTTATCCAACTTTTCCCTACTCCTCTAAAAGCAGATATAATAATTCTTGTCTCACTACCTGCAATATAATTTGCAATATCAAACTGTACTGGTGTAGGTGATGGAAGTTTTAAATGCTTAAAAGCTAGGAATAGAAAATTACGGAAGTCAGTTAGTTTTAACGGAATTTTTTCTTTCTGCATCAAATGGTAATTCTTCTAATAGTTTATCTAATGGAGAGCCTTGTACTGGCACTGCATCGATGTTGTTATCTTTAAGGAACTGTCTTGCTACGTTTAAGTCTGCCGATTTACAGTCAGGGTCTTGCACTTTCTCTAGTAGCTTTTCAGCTAGTAATGAGTGTAGTTCTGTTAGTTTCTGTGTCATATTTTTTTTGCTATTTTATCTTTGTTAATACCCTTTTTAATTAAATAATCTTGTGTTCCATTAGCACCTGTTTCAACTTCTTTTTTCAAGTTTCTAAACAAGCTCATTTGAACAATCTTTCTATAATTATCTTTTAAAAATATTTCTATTAATTTTGTATCTCTCATTTCTTTTTCTTCTTTTTCTTCTTTTTGTTTTCTTGTCCAACATCAAAAGTGCATACATCTTCTATTTTCTCTATTAAGTCATCAAACCAACCAAAGATAGCATAGAATATTTTGTCTATCATTTCATAGCCAGTATAAAATTATCAATCCTAAAAAAACTATTAAATTTTTGTAGTTCTTACTTCTGTGAAACCAAAGTAAATTTAATGTGTCTGGTAGTGTCATATTTTTTCAATTCTTATTTCTCTGCATTCAAACCTAACATGGAGTTTTGAATTATTAATTTCTTT